AGTAGCCAATAATCAAGTATTAGCTTACGAATCATCTAGTAGTTTATGGAAGAACAAAACTTTTACAAAATCTGATGTTGGGCTATCAAACGTAGATAATACATCTGATTTAAATAAACCAATTTCTACCGCTACTCAAACTGCTCTCAATGCAAAACAGGATTCTTTAGGGTTTACTCCTGAGAACATATCTAATAAATCTACAGACGGAACTCTAGCAAGTAACTCTGATACTTTATACCCTTCTCAAAAGGCGGTAAGAACTTACGTAGATACTTCAGTAGCATCGGCTACTATTCCAGACGCTACGTCTTCTGTGAAGGGGAAGTTGAAGCTATCTGGAGATTTATCCGGAACAGCAGACTCGCCAACGGTCCCCGGTCTTGCCACTAAAGAACCATTAATTACAGCAGGAACAACAAGTCAATACTTTAGAGGCGACAAAACATTTCAAACACTAGATAAGGCTGCGGTTGGACTAGGAAATGTAGATAACACATCTGACTTAGATAAACCAATATCTACAGCGGTTCAGACAGCTTTAAACGGAAAATTTAATAATCCAACTGGAACCAATGTTCAGTATATCGCTGGAGATGGGTCAATCTTAAACTTCCCAGCAGTTCCAACTGGAACTCAAATTGTTGCCACTGTAATTAACGGAACGGCTTCTACCATAGATGCATTTAGACCTGTATATATTATTGGATCATCTGGTGGAGTTCCCACTATTGGGTTAGGATCTAGTTCTGGGTTTGTAACTAACCGAATAATTGGATTTACAACTACTAGCGTTGCTCCGGGGGCAACAACTTCAATTGTTATTTTTGGTTTAGTAGAAAATGTAGATACCTCAGCGTTTGCTGCGGGAGACACATTATACTTAAGCATGACAGGAACAAGGTTAACTGCAACAAAACCAAGCACAAATGTTGTAGTACTAGGTACAATAGGTAAGAGCGATGCTATCACTGGCACTTTTCTTCTTAATTTAATAAGACCTCTACAATTGTCTGATATGGCTGGAGTATTTATATCTAGTCCAGTTAGCGGACATTCTCTTGTTTATGACGCAGGATCTATTCGGTGGACGAACAGGTTTCTTACAAAATCTGAAGTAGGGTTGGCAAATGTTGACAATACAAGCGACATGAACAAACCCGTATCAACTGCACAACAGTCGGCTATTGATGCTAAAGTAGTCGATGCAATCAATGATGGGGTAACCACAAGTGCTCCATCTCAAAATGCAGTTTTTGATGCCTTGGCATTAAAGCAAGATTATTTTGGAACTTACACTCCAGAAGATGTTGCAAATAAAGCAGTTGATTTGTCAACTATAAATGACACATTATACCCTAGTCTTAAACTTGTTGATGATTCGTTTGTTAGGAATACAGGCGATGAAATGACGGGAACGTTAGTCAATCAGAGCAATTCAACATCAATCACTGACAATTTCAGGGTCTCTAACGGAAACAGTGAAGGAGGTGCTTGCTCAAGTTATGAAAACAAAGATGGGGGATTTCTAAAAATTGGAATGACGGGTACTTCATTTACTCCCGTCGATTTAATCAATACAAATTCTGGATTTATTAAATCCTCTCAAGAAATGAGTATTGATGTAAAAAGTGAAATAAAAATAGGAATTGACGGGACTCAAGTTGCAAAATTTAACAACACACAATTTACGGCAAATAAAATTGATGCCTTGCCAATTGCAATAACTGAACTCGATTCAAACGCACCAAAAGATTATGATGAGGTTATATTTTATGGCGTGGATGATTCGAAAAATTATAAAACTACATTTAGTGAATTGCCAATTTCAACTAAAGTTCAAGATGCCTTAGATACTAAAGAAGACGCAGTTGCATCTGGAACAAGTTCGCAGTATTATAGAGGAGATAAGACTTTTCAAGATTTAGTCTTGTCAGCTATTGGACAATCGGGAGCAACTTCTGGTCAAGTCCCGACATGGAATGGTTCAACATGGGCTCCTCAAACCCCTACAGGAGGTGGCGGAGGAGCGATTAATTTAGATGGAGGATTTCCTGACTCTACATACGGAGCAGTAAGTCCTATTGATGGAGGGAGTCCATAATGGTACAAATACAACTTAGACGAGGAACAGCGGCTACTTGGACATCAGTAAATCCAACATTAGCAGCCGGAGAAATCGGTCTAGAAACCGACACACAAAAAATAAAAATTGGAGATGGAACAACAGCTTGGACTGGTTTAGGGTATTATAACCCTACAATTGCAGATGCTACATCCTCTGTAAAAGGTATTTTAAAACTCACAGGAGATTTAGGAGGTACTGCAGATTCTCCGACAGTTCCGGGACTATCAAACAAAGCAAACACCTCCACTACCATCTCTACCACCGCACCTCTTTCTGGAGGAGGGGATTTAAGTTCAAATAGAATTCTAAGTATTTCGCAAGCTTCCACCACTACAGATGGGTATTTAAGCTCAGTTGATTTTATTACATTTAATAATAAACAAAATGCACTTGGTTTTACTCCTGAAAACGTAGCAAATAAAGATACAGATATCAATTTGGCGGCAAACTCAGATACTCTTTATCCTTCGCAAAAAGCGGTAAAAACATATATTGATACTGGTTTAGCCGGGAAAGGTGGGATAATTGATGTTCAATCGTTCACATCATCCGGGACTTGGACAAAACCAACTGGAGCAAAGCTTGTGGAAGTTTACCTTATTGGTGGCTCTGCTGGCGGTGGCTCTGGAAGAACTGGTGCTGCTGGTTTAGCTCTTTCTGGTGGAGGCGGTGGTGCTTCTCCTGCAATCGTTCATTATACTTTTGACGCTGCTGATCTGTCGGCAACTGAAACAATTACTGTTGGAGCAAAAGGGATTGGTGGTGCGGCAATTACGGCAAACGATACTGATGGAATCGATGGTACTGCTGGCGGTGAAACTGCGATTGGCGTTGGTATAAACACCAAATTGAGAACTTACACAACTGCTGGCGGCGGAGGAGGAAAACTTGCTGCCGCTGGTGCTGGTGGTGGGTCTTCGATTGGTGCTACTGCATTTAATACTGGTCAAGGCTCTGGTGGCTCATCAAGTTCATCAGGAGGAATCGGTTCATCTGGTACAAATTCATCCGGCTTTAACACTTTGGGAGGAGCTTCTGGTGGTGGTATTTCAACTTCGAACATTCCTGCCGCTGGTGGGATTGGTTCACGATGGACTTCCATTTCTGTTCTTCCTCAAACAAACGGAGGCGCAAACGGTACGACTGGTGGCTCTGCCGATGCTGGTAATGGAGTTCTTACTGCCATGAAAATTTTTGGCTTCGCACTTGGAACTGGTGGCGGTGGTGGTGCAGGAGCAACAAACCGTAACGGCGGTAATGGCGGTAACGGAAACGGCTTCTCTGGAGGAGGGGGTGGCGGTGCTGCTCGTAACGGATTTGCTTCTGGTAAGGGTGGAGACGGTACAGATGGCTTGGCTATTATTATCACTTATTCTTAAGAGGGTTTTATGAGATACGCTGTAATACAAGACAATGAAGTAGTTAATGTCATCAAAGCAGACGAAGAGTTTGCTTTAAAATATGCTCAAGAAACTGGAAATACAGTAATATGTATTGAAGGGATTCAATGCGATATTGGATATAAATATATCGACAATGAATTTAAACTCGAATAATCAAGTACTTATAATTATTAAAAAAAGCAGCTACAATAACAAATATAATTAGACAAAGGTCTAGTTATTTATAAGGGGAATGCAAAATGATGGAAGAATTTAAGAAACTTCTTGTTGATAGGGCAAGAAAACAAGAGGGTAAGCCTAAAGACGAAGGGAAGCTCCGTGCTAAAGCCGCCATGGCTAAAGAGCTATCTGATATGCTAGGTAGCGATTTGACAGAAGATATGAAGGGAGCTGTAAAAAAAGTTACAGTTGCTTCTGATTCTGAAGAAGGTCTTAAGAAAGGTCTTGAAAAAGCTGAGGATATTCTTGAAGGTGGAGAAGAGGAATCTGAGTCAGAAGATTCCGAAGACTCTGAAGAGTCGGAAGATTCAGAAGAATCTGGTAAAGAAATGGGCATGGGAATGAAGCACAGATATCGCCATGGTCAACCAGATTCAGAAAGTTCTTCTGAAATCGAAATGAAAATTGAAGAACTGAAAAAACAATTAGAAGAACTTAAGTCTAAGAGATAATTAATGACTAGTACCGTTAAGGCAGGTTTAACCACGAATGCTCTGCTTAAATCTATTAAGCGCAGAGCGATGGTTCCTGATAACCAAAATACTTTTACCGATCAAGACTTCATTGATTTGATGAATGAGGAAATGATGATTGGGCTAGTACCTTCTATTCTACAAATGAAAGAAGAGTATTTTATGTTCAAACAAATCGTACCTCTTTCTTCTGGTAAATCTAAGTATCCGGTTCCTGAACGTGCGCTAGCTAATAAACTAAGAGAAGTTTGCTTTAGAGACAGTACTGATAAGCTCGTTGGTAATGAATATGAAATGACCCAGATAGCGATTGATGATCGTTATACTGGTTTGTCAAATGGTACAGGCTCCGCTGATTTTACCGGTTTTAGACGATTTTATATGATGGGTAGTGATTTAGTACTACACCCTAGCGTAGGTCCGTCCCCTTACGGAAGTATCGCTTTTTACTACTACCTAAGACCAAATACAATCGTAAAAGAAAATCAAGTAGCAACTATTACAGGTGTAGATAGAAATCTCGGAACTATTAGTGTAGCAAATGTACCAACCGCTTTTTCGGTATCTCAAATATACGATTTTATTAAAGCTAAGTCGCCACATAATATCCTAGATATCGATCAAACGATTATTAGTATTAACAACACTACCAAAACCATTACGTTAGCTGCTTCTTCTATTCCTGATGATCTAGAAGCAGGAGATTTTTTAGCATTGGCGGGCGAAACTTGCGTTCCTAATGTTCCAACTGAACTACACATGGTTCTCGCTCAGAGAGTAGCTCAACGAGTATTAGAAGCTCTTGGAGATACCGAAGGCTTGAACAATGCTAATGCTAAAGTAATTGAGATGGAAAGTAAACTTACTACAATGATTAATAGTCGAGTTGAAGGAGCACCTAGAAAAGTAGTCAATAGAGCATTGATGACTGGCGTGAATAGAAATAGACGGAGATAGGAATGGCTAACCAATCGATTACTCTCAAAGCGTCTGGGCTAAACACCAATTTTCAATCGCTAATGGAAGTTCCTCCCGGAGCTTTACTTCAAGCCAAAAATATTGTAATTAATAGAGATGGTATAATTGAACCCAGAAGAGGACTGCAAACATACGCACCTTTAAAAAGTGCCGCTAATCCAGACCTAGATCCCAATTATCTTCAAGACGATTTAATTAGGGCTAAACAATTATTCGAATATAAAAAGAACATTTTAGTTCACGGAAGTCATCCAAATGGGAGAGATTATTTATTTGCTCTAGATGATACATTTGGGGAAAAGCGATACTCTCCTGTTGGAGTCAGCGGGTTCCCTTCATATGATCCTATTACGGACGACCCAGTAAAATCACAAATTACCTCCTATTCCCCAACCGCAAGGATTAGATCAGAAGAAGCTAAAGGTAATTTATACTTTACTACACTTAATGGAGTTAAGAAAATATCTTCAAAGGATGTAGAATCTTTTGAAAATAGATTTAATATAGAAGATGCTGGAGTACCTAAAGCTTCAGTTCCAGATGCCTATTTTAACAAGAGCAGCGACTGGTCCAATCCCTTCGAAAGTAGCTTATCGTATTTTATGGACATACACGGACAATAACTCTAATCTTTTATTTGGGGCTCCGTCCTCTAGAGTAGTTGTATCAAATACAAATACTTCCGTAGACTTTAATGTAATGCTTAATATACAAATCCCAAAAGAGATTTACGAAAGTCAAGATACTCGATACTACACTAAATTCAAATATAGGGTTTATAGATCCGAGATTCTTCAAAGCACTACAGCCGAACCTTCTGATGAATTATATCAAGTTTTTGAAGGAACTTTACCAAACAACACAGGTGGAAGCAATCCTTATACTGGGTATGTAAAATATTTAGATACTATTACTGAAACTGCAAGATTAGGGGGAGTTCCTCTATATACCAACGCTAATAGCGGAGAAGGTATTTTAAAAGCTAATGAAATGCCCCCAGCCTGTAGAGATATTTCTACTTTTAAAGGGCATATGTTTTATGCCAATACAAAAACCAAAGAATCACTTACAGTTACTTTGTCTGATTTATCTAGAATAAATACCAATAGTGATTTTGTAATCACAGATGGTACTTCAGAAGGGACTGACAATTATAAATTTATTTCTCAAACTAGAGGAGTAAATACTATTACCGTAGCGAGTGCTACCTTGGCAAGTTATGCTGGTAAGTGGTTTACTTTAAATACCGCAAACAATGCAGCATCTTATGCATTTTGGTTCGACCACACGGGAGCAGTAACAACTCCTCCAGCAGGGATACCTACTTCGTCAATCCCGGTAAGAGTTAATATATTTAATGCTGCACCATCAGTTACCACAATTAGAGATGCAATAATAGCAAATATTAATTTAGCAAACTCGTCTCAAGCCACAGAGTTCTCTGCGGCAGCATCCTCTACTAACATCGCCATCGTTACCAACACAACCTATGGCAGTGCTAGCGCAGGAACATATTCTTCTACAGAGTTGACAATTGCATATAGCACTTCCGCAACAGTTAAAGGTGTTTATACTTTAACATTTAACTCCGCAAACGCTAACGATTATGCTGGAACTTATGTCACAATCACAGCAGCGAACTTTAACTTGGCATATGTTTTTTGGTTTGACCATACTGGAGTAGCTACTTCTCCTTCTGCCACTGGACTATATTCACAACCATATGTTTTAGTGAGAGTCAATATTGCAGGATTGGCTACAACAACAGCCATTGCCGGAGCACTTAATACAGCTATAAATACTTTCCCAGTAGAATTCTCATCTGCTTCTCCAGCAAACGTACTTACTTTAACATATGTAAACTCTGGAGCAACTTCTATTCCATTATACAACGGTGGGGCGGGACAAATAACTAGAGCTACTGTTCAAGAATCTTTCAGTGACTACACAACATCGTCTACTCAATTCGTTGCCAGACTTACGATTAATTCTGCAGCCTACTCTAATTTGACAGATCACATTCTCCGACTATATGATGCTAATAATAATATAAGAGTAGCTTTGTGGTTTGATACTACAGTGGGACAAAACGGAACTCCTCCATCCATTCCGAGCGGGTTTGTACCGTTAAAAGTAAATGCTTATGGTGGCGGCTCCCCTACAGGTAACACCCTAGCTACGGCTATTTTTAATGCATTACAAGCATCCCCATACAGCAGTACTTTTGCTGCTACTACCCCCGGAACAACTTCTACTGTAAGAATTTTATATAATTTTTTTACTCTTACTTCACAGGACCAGACTCCATTTGCATCTTTTATAAGAACTACAACGGGTACTTTTTCCGGAGCAATCTCTGTAACTAACTTTCCGGGAATATCTAATAGAATGTTGATCGGCTCTTCCATAGAAGAAACAGCTAGAAACATGGTAAGAGCAATTAACGCTAAAGAAACTTCTAAGTATTATGCCATATATATTTCTAACTTTGGAGAAACTCCCGGTAAAATATTTATTCAAAAAAGAGTTTTTGATAATCTTTCGTTTATAGTTTGTTCTAAAAACTCAAACACAACAAGAGCTTTCTCTCCTACTTTAGGCTTAGCGTTGCCTAATTCTTTAATTACAAGTAATACAAATAAGACAACTGTTGTAACAGATAGGGGAATGTGGGCTGGTCCTTTTGCTAATAGTTTAGATGATATTTTAATATTTGGAGCCAACTACTCTTCGACAAGTTCTCCATCTAGTGTTAGTGAATTAGTAACTTCTAAAATTTGTGGGAAGCAGAAAGTCGTAGCATCTGGAACTTTATCAGAATGGGCTTATCAGAATGTGTTTGAAATATCTGGAGTTACTGATGGAGTAACCTCTCCTGCAGCCTATTTTAATGCTGGGTATACTGTATTCTTAAATACCTATGGCAATAGCAATCTTTTCACTTCCTCTTCCGAAGCTATAGGAAACCGAATTTATTTTTCCAAATACCAAGAACATGAAGCGGTTCCTCTTTTAAACTACATTGATATCGGGTCAAGAGATCAAGAGATTTTGAGGATTGTACAACTCAGAGAGTCTTTATTTATTTTAAAAGAAGACGGAGTTTACCGCTTAGCCGGAGATCCCGGAGCGAATCCTACATGGGATGTTGGTGCATTTGACACTACTGCAATTATAAAAGCTCCAGACACAGCCATTACATTAGGAAACCAGTGTTATTTTTTAAGTAATCAAGGTATTATGCAATTGAATGAATCTAGTATTCAATCGATTTCCAGACCTATTGATAATAAAATAATGCCGCTCATAACTACTAACCCCAATTTACCAAGCTTGTCTTTTTCTGTATCTTATGAATCAGATAAATCTTTTTTAATGTGGACGGTTACGACTAGCAAAGACACTAAAACTACAATTGCATATAGATATAATTACGTCACTAATGCGTGGACTGAATGGACTTTATCTAAAACATGTGGACTTGTTAGCGTTCACGATGATAAAATGTATATCGGGTCAGCGACCGATAATTATATAGAAGTTGAAAGAAAAAACTTTAATAGGTTTGACTTTGCAGATAGGGAACTTTTTGGATATACTCTTACGGACGGAGCTTTAGGGAACTCTACGATAAATAATACTTTTTTATTTTCTTCTGTATCTGTTGGGGATGTGTGCGTCCAAACACAATATGTGACTGCTGACGAATTTAATAGATTATTAGCTAGATTGGATTCAAATTTTGCAACAGTTGCTAAAGATTATTTAGCTACATTAAAATTAAACAAAGGTGATAATTTAAGAAATAACCTAACAGCCTTGATGACTAAACTTGAGGCTAACGAAGGATTTTTATTTTCATCCTATTCTATATTGTTCCCAGATTCTGATCCAGAATTTACCACTATTTATGCCATAGAACCGCTGTATGCTTTACAACTTAAATACAACGAAGTGATTTATGTACTGCGTAGGGTTTTTGATAATATTGAAACGGCTATATCCGCCCAAGTTCCCGCTGATTATAATGCAGGAACAACCTATAGTCTTGGCGATACTGTAACCTACGTAAATAAAACCTATTACAGATATATTAATACGGTTTCTTCGGTTGGTAATTTACCGTCAAATACTACATATTGGGAGCCGTATAATCCTACTATAATTGAGGAGCTTAAAACCCTCAATAATAACTTTACAACTTTACTAGGATATGTTCCGAAGTATAAATTATCTCTGACTAGTCTGAAATATGAAGCAATGATAACTGGATTAGACAAATCTAATAAGTTAGTTTTATTTAATACTACTCCATCTTTCATGCAAGGTCCATTTACTGTTTTAAAAAATATTCCAGTTGAACTAGAGTATGCTCCACAACATATTGGCGATCCGGCTTCTAATAAGCAATTTTCTTCTGGAACATTCATGTTTGAGAGAAAGTCGTTTTCAAGAGCGGAAGTTGCTTATAATAATGATATAAGCGATAATTATGAGGAAGTAGTAGTTAATCTGAATTCGGCTAATACATTTGGATCTGGAACTTGGGGGGAGGGAACTTGGGGTGGATCGGGGGATCAAGCTCAAGTTAGAACATACGTTCCGCTTAAGAAACAAAGAGGTAGATTCTTGGGTTGTAAGTTTATACATTCTGGAGCTTTGGAGTATTTTAGATTGTATGGACTTTCGCTATCTTACCGAGTATATACAATACCAGATAGGGATTATAAATAAACTATGGTATAATAATTATATATGAAACTTCAATCGGTAAGAATTAAAACTAATGATTTTCCAAAGGACCAAAGAGAATTTGTTGATGCTCTAGGAGGTATTCTAAATCCTTTCATTGACAAGTTGGTTATTGGTTTTAATAAGAATTTTACCGTAGATGATAACCTACCCTTTGAATTTAAGACTATTGATGTAGTAGTTGATGGAACAGGAAGACCTTCAGTATTCTTAACTCCTACCACTTTAGCTGCTCAAACTTTGACGGTGCAAACTAATCTTAAGAATTTTAAAGGATTCATTTGCATAAATGCTACGGATCTTTCTGGAGCAACCACTCCTTCTCACACCCCGTTTGTATCATTTACAATCTCTGGAAATACTATAACTATTAGTAAAATCACAGGGTTAACAACTTTAAGAACATATCGTCTAGTACTATTAGGGATTAGTTAATAATAACAAATATTTAATAGGAAGCATATGTATTTGTGGGCTGAATATATTAAAGAACGTCAGGATGCGAAGATCATATGTTTAGAAGTTGGGTTTATAACATACAGACATGTGGAAGAAGACTCTGTATTTATATGCGATTTCTTCGTACTACCTGAGCATAGGAAGAAAGGGATCGGAAATAAGCTAGTAGATATGCTTATTAAAAAAGAAAACCCCAAAGTTCTTTACGCTAGTTCTGATACTGCTAGTTTAAATTGGGAACAGTCTCATAGTTTTATAATAAATTGGGGATTGGAAGAACTAGAAAGAGAAGATGAAACAGTATATTACGGAAAGGAATTAAGATAATGGGCGGCAAATCTGGAATAAAACTACCAAAAATAAAAGTAGAAGCACCTAAGATTACTGTAGGTAAGGATCTTGGAGCGGGCAATATTGCTAAGGCTGCTACTTCCGTTGCTCAAACTGTAGGTAAGACTGGGGGAGATGTTGTAAAGACTCTTGGCAAAGGAGCCGAGGGAATTGTTGCTAATACTGCAGATATCGGTCAAAGTCTTGCTAAAGGGGATTTTAAAGGAATTGGGAAAGAAGCTTTAGAGCTTGTTCAAAGTGGTAAAGATATCGCTAAGGGATTAACCTCAGCTAACGTAGGACTAACTAGTGGTCTGGTGGGGGCGGCTGGAAGTAGTATCGGAGATAAGAATATTGTAAAAGCTTCTCAGGATATTAATAGAGAAGCCAATAAAGGAATTAATACTTATGGCGATGCTGCAATTGATGTTGGAGCTAACATCGCAACAGGTGGAACTTACGGGTTAGCTAAGACTGCAGCTCAAGGTCTTTCCTCTGGAGGACTGGGCGGCTTAGTAAGTGGGAAAGGTCTTCAGGAGGCAGCTTTAGGGGCTGCTGGATCTTATGCTGGTATTGATCCAAATATGTTAAAAATGGGAATATCGGCAGCACAGGGAGATTTAAAAGGAGCGGCACTACAAGGATTAGGCTCTTTTGCTGGATTAACTCCTGAGCAAATGAAAATGGCAACCACGGGGGCAGCAGCTCTTACTGGAGACAAAAAGGGACTAGTATCTGGATTAGCTTCTCAATTTGGAGCAGGAGCTGATGTAGCCAGTATGTTAGGATCAGTTGCTGGCGGTAATAAGAATGACATGATTAGCGCATTAGGCGGACAGCTTGGACTAGATCCCAAAACGACAAGTATGCTAGGAGCGGTTGCTAGTGGCGATATTAAAGGCGAAGCGTTGAAGCAATTGGCAGGAGCTACTGGACTTGACCCTAAACTACTAGATAACGTATCTAAAGGCAAATTCGACCCAATGCAGCTAGCAGGAGCTGCTGGATTTAGCCCTTCATCTCTTTTAGGCGGAGCTGCAGACAAACTTGGAATTAGTGCTTTGACTAGTTCTCCAGAAGCTAAAGAAATGATGGAGATGGGAAGAAGTGCTGGACGAGATATTGCTTCTATTGAAAAAAATATTCAAGAAGCCAGATCGGCAGCGGAGAGCACTTATAAGATTGCAGCGGGAGATACTTTAAATACCATTGCTAAAAAGATGGGAGTTGATCCGAAAGCTTTAGCTGAAGCAAATAATATCAAAGATGTAAATAAAATTGCAGCAGGGGCTGTCCTCAAAATACCGGGGGTGTCTCAGGCTCAACAGGCTGTATCCGGAGCCAGAAAAAGTATTACCGATAAGTATTTAAAAGATGCTAGTGGAAAAACTATTTACGGTCCTAATAATGCTCCAATTCCAAATCCAGATTATAATCAAGAAGAAGCTGATAAACTGGCGATGCAACAGCAGGGTGGCACTGGACAATCTATTCTTATGCCAGAAGAACCGGGATTTTTAGATAAAGCAAAAGATTTTCTGGGAGGCATTGGGGATAAAGTCACTGGCGCAGTTGGGGCAGTTGGCGATTATATTAAAGAAAATCCAAATGTAGCAGCTACTGCCGTTCAAGGCGCAGCGGCTGTCGGTGGATACATGGCTGGAGAAGCCTCTAGAGAAGAAAGAGAAAAGCTCCTAGAGAAGCAAATCTTAGAAACGCAAGGCGTTCAAGCTCTAAAGAATTATCAACTTTCAAAAGAAAGAGATAAAGCATATGGAGAACAGCAACAATTTCTAGAAGAGAGAATTGCTGGTGGTGGCATGACCGCCAAAGAAAGAGAGATGCAGGAACAAGGAAGACTTCGTGCAGCTAGAATGGCTGCTGCTGGAAGGCTTGCTGGAGTAGAGCAACAAGCTCGTATGGGACAGGGAGTAACGGGGGCTGGATCAGCTCTTGCGGCTTCCTTAGCTGGAGCCCAAGCCCAAGCTCAAGCGGGGGCTGAATCTGAAAGAGCAGCTGCTACAAGTGCTGCGGAAAATGTAGAGAAGGCATTTGCAGCTAGACCAGCAGCCTTAGAAGCTAAAGCTAAAGCTGAAATGGATTTAGCTCAAATGAAAGACGCTCAAGAGTTGGCAAAGCTACAGCAGATTGGAGTTTCTAGAGCAGGACTTGGTGCTATCGAAGCAGGTAGAGGAGAGGCTCAAGGTAGACTCATCGCAACAGGAGCAGACCTAGCTACGGGAGCTATCTACGATAGACCAGTGCTTTCTTCAACTGCTACTGATAAAGAAAAAGAAATTGCAGCACAAGCAGAAGCAGATAGACAAAAAGCATTACAGACAAAGGCTGGAGCAGCGGCAACAGTATCTGGCACAGCCCCTACTCAAACCAATGCGCAAGTAGTAAGCACATCAGTCCCTCAAAAAGCGGCTCCTGCACCACAAACACAAGTGGATCAGTTTAACGCTGCTCTACGGAAGTCTAAAGCTGAAGCTCCTCAAACCACTGGAGTATACGCTCCTACGGCTAAGCCACAAAATCCTGTAGATAATATGATGAAGATTGTACAGAATCCATCGCAAGCTGTAAAAAATCCACAACAAACAATTAATACAGTAAAACAAGTGGCAAGTAATCCTCAAGCTGCTAAGGCAGAGGTTAAAAAGGCAGTGGGTGGAATTGTTCCAGATTCTTTAAAAAATATAATTAAATTCTAAGGGAGAATTTTGTGGGAAGTAAACTTAAGCAAGTGAAAAATAAACAACAAAATCAAATGACGAAACAACAACCCAGAATGGCTCGTATAGTTCAAGGATTGGGGAATGGACAAACTAAGTTTGGAAATCTATTTAAAAAAATTAACGTAACCCCAAAGCCCACCAATGTTCCGGCAGCGAAGCCTGATATTGGACAAGCCATGGGGCAAGCTACGCAAGCTATGGCACAGCCTCAACAATCTCCTTCTATACCTTTTAAAGAGTCAGCAATACAGCAGCCAGAGCTAGCCCAGCCACAGACAGCAGTTCAACCCGCTCCTGTTACTGCCCCTACTCCAATACAACCAGCTCAATCTGCTTCAGCCGCACAAACTATAAGTCCCGCTCAACAGATGCAAACTCAGCAAAACCAAATGTATCAAACTGAGCCGGGTCCGGCAAAATCACAGGCTGAAATAGAAGAAGAAAAGAAAAAGCAAATGGGACAACTCTAGGATTATAAATGAACAATTTAGCAGATCTACAAAAAAGAGCGAGAGAATCTTTAGCTAATCAGCAAGGTCTCATAAAATCTACTATTAGAGGAGAAGATTTTACTGATGACGAAGTTGCAGATGAAATGAGAAGACTGCAAGAGCAAGATAGCAGAATGGCTGAAAGAGAAGCTGAGAGACAATCTGATATTTCTAAACAGAACGATCAAGAGCAATCAGCTAGATTAGATAGATCATATGCTACAAAACAAATGGGACTAGGCAATTCAATTGATCCTAAGCTTATGGACTATGCTTATAACATATTTCCAGCTTTGAATCAAATTGCACCTAAGTCAAACGTGCAGATTCCCATGGCAGCAGAGGAATCCGAACAAGTTGAAGCAGATCAACCGGAAATGGAACAAACTTCCACAGAGTCTTCTGCTCAAAGAGCCCCCAGCTCCATCTCCAAAATAAGCACACCTGCGACTACGGTAGAAAGATCTCCGGCTGCTCAACCTGAACAAGCAGCTACTAAAGCAGATGATTACTCTAAGATGCTTGACCAAATGCAAGAACAACAAAGAAATGTTAGATATGCAGAAAGATTGGCTAAATTTAGAGATGCCGCTATCGGTGCTGGACTCGGAAAGAAATTTGAAACTGACTACGGGATGTATGAAGATTTACAAAAAGAAGCTGCTGCCCCAATTCAGAAAGTAAAAATACTGCAAGAATTGGAAAGTAATAAAGCCAAGAATGATCCTAATAGTGACATCTCAAAATTAATTAGAAAATCTTTGATTGATCTTGGTGTTAACATGGCAGGAATGGACGGAGTATCTTATGCTCAAATTGAAAAACTATACCCTAGTGTAGCCAATGCTATGATGACTAAGTTAGCAGTAGAAGCTCGTAAAGAAGAAGCTGCACTTACTAGACAAATAAAAGCAGAGGCTAAAGCTGATAAAGATGAAGCACGTAAAGAAGCTTCGTATGAGAAGACAAGAACTATTGTAAATAATAAAATTGCAAAGTTACAAGAAAGTAAAACTTCTCCTTTCTCTGGATATAGCCAAGCAAAACAAACTTCTCAAATGATCGATAACGCAATCGAAGCTTGGGATAATTCTGACGACGATGCCAAGATTAAAAACTCAGTGGCTTTCATGCAGTACGCTAAGCTAGCTCAAGGCGATGATTCCGTTGTTCGCTCATCGGATATGCAAGCTTTGGCTGGGGGGCTCAATTACTCTAGTCCCTACGCTCTACTAAATAAATTTGCAGCTAAAGCAGAAGGTTCTCCTTTTACTAAGGGGGAACTAGTAGAAATGAAAAAAGTAATCGACACTATTAGAAAAATTAAAAAGCAGCAATTACAACAAAGATTAGATCCTATTAGATTAGATGCTCAGCGTGGCGGGTATGACTTGGATCAATCAATATCTCCTGATATAATTGAAGAGATTTATTCTCCAGAACCTATGTCCGTAATAGATAAGGCAAAGAGATTAGAAGAACTTAGAAAAAAGCAAGGTAAGTAACATGGCATTAACTCCAGAAGAATTGGCAGAACTTCAGGCTCTTGAGCAAGATGAGGAGCTTCAGAGTTTTTTAACTAAAAAGACAAAGCTCGATCAGGATGAGGCTGAGACTAGCATGTTAGAAGCTGGATTAAGAGGAGCTGCTCAAGGATTAACTGCTGGATTTTCTGACGAAGCAACTGCAGCGTTAGAATCTGCCCTAACTCCTAAGACATACGAACAAGCTCTTAAGGAATCGCAAGCTGAGTATAAAAAAGCAGAGGAAGAATATCCTGTAACTTCTACTATTGGAGATATTGGAGGGGGGCTTGCTCAGGCGGTGGGTCTTTCAGTACTTGGAACTCCAGCAGCAGGTGCTGCGGCAGGGGCTAGTAAGCTAACTAAAGCTGCTCAAGTTTTAAAAAATATCGTAAATCCTGCAACAAAAGCCGGATTTCTTAAAAATATTGGAAGTGCTGCTGTAGCTGGAGGCGTACAAGGTGCTGCTCAGGCTGTAGGAAGATCAGAAGAACAAGGCTTAGAAAGACTTAAAGAAGCTCCGGGAGGTGCATTAAGCGGTGCTGCGGTTGGGGGAGGTCTAGCTGGAGTTATTGGAGCTGCTGGAGCTGGAGTTAAAAAAGTAGGAGAAAAGATTTCAAAAGGAATTGACGAAGGAAAATATCCAACTTCTTTTAGAATGATTCGTCAAGGTGCTAGATCGGGAATGGAAGGTAGGGGGTTTGCTAAAGAAGCCAACCTAGATAAAACTCTACAAGAAGCTTTTGATGTAGCAGAGAACGTAGTACGTCCAGAAATTACAAATACTCTAGCCGATTTGAGACAGTTTAGAGAAGGTATATTGGATAAGTCTACCGCAGTAATGGACTTGTCTGATATTGTTAAGGGATTTAATAGAGAGCTTAAACTTCTAAGAGATCCAGAAGGCGATCAGTTTAGGCAAATGATTAAAAATTCATACGATAACCTAACTGCAGATGGAAATCTAAACCCATCTAGAGCTAACGCTCTTGCTAAAGAAATAAAAGACTATCTGCAGGATAAGCCAGAACTGTCCGCTAAAGTTAAAAAGATAGGATATACGGCTGCTAACGATATTAAAAATCAAATTCGTAAAAGAATACCTGATGATGAGGCTATGGCGATTATAGCTAACGACCCGGCTTTACTAGCTAAATATAGAAAATATATTCGCAACGTATCCGATGAAAGCCTAGCTGATACTTTAAAAGATAGGATGAGACTTTCAGATAAAGATGCGCTAAAAAAAGCGAAAGACATCAAGATGGTTGTCAAAACTATGGGAGCTGCGTTTTCAGACGAAGATCCTGAGGTAGTTAGCAGCATCATCCAAGACCCTGCCATGAAAGCCCAATTTGAAAAAGTTCTAGGCTTAACAAGTCCAGTTAAGATTATTGATGACAAAATGCATCAGCTATTAACTGCTTCGGAAGTTATGGGCGATATTACTGGTGGTAAAGGAGAGGCTGAGATTATCAATGACATTACTAAAATATTTAAAAATTTAGTAGAGCAGCCTAAAGATAGCACTTCTGCTTTCTTAGCAAAAGAAAGCTTCAAAAGAGCAATGGATAATATACGCCAAGCTTCCCCAGAAATGGCTGACACTATTGAGAAAAGAGTTGCTCCTATCCTAGAAAACATTAAGTATCAAAGATATATTATGGGTGAAGGATTTGAGAAGGGAGCTAGAGAAACTGGTCTACTTAGAGGTGTAGTTAAAGATATCGGAAAGCTCACTGCTGAGGGAGCTAACCTAGCTGCTCAAACGACAAAGGCTGCTGCCCAAGGTACTGCTGGACCAATTCCGGGAACTAGTACTATTCTTCGCCCTACTACTAGCGTATTCCAATCTGCTAAGCAAGTGGTTGACGATGTGCTACAGGCTAGACCTGATTCTAAAGTATGGCAAACTATCTCAGAAACTCTCGAAAAGGCTCTTAATGAGAAAGATGAGAATCGTAGAGCTGCCCTACTTAATACATTAATGCAGTATGAATCGTTTAGAAATATTATTAATCCGCTTAAAAAAGAAGACTAAAAGTTGGGGTTGTTGTGGTTGATAAAGATAGACTTGCTAGAATTGAAGATAAACTAGATAAGATTGCTGAGAAGCTTCAAGAAACTAATATTGTCTTAGCCGAGAATACTAAGTCTCTTATCATCCACGAAAAAAGAACTGACATTGCTGAGAATAAACTCAACCTACTAGAAGTTCAGTTTAAAGAATACATAGCTAGAGACAGCGTTTTATTGCAAGAGATTGAAGAAAAGTTGGAACCTATCCATACTCACGTTACAGCCATGAACATTGTATTGAAATACATAATTCCAGCAGTAGGCGGGCTATTGGTGTTTCTTTTCAAAATCGGAGTTCTTAAATATTGAAATTAATCTTTTACCATAATTAGATTCTGCCATTTTACGGTCGGCAGCAGTAACTGGGTTCATGCATATCTTATAATCTTGCCACATTTCTTCCAACAACTCTCCTTCCAAATTTTCATAATCTCCTCCATAATTATCATGAACCAGATTACTTACTAGATTAACTTCTTCCATAACTCCATCCACATCAGTTAGACTATCCACAAATGAATTAATATCATCGGATCTATACGTCTGACCTGTTGCATTGGATACAGTCAATCCACATCGAGTTCTGGCATTATTACGAGTATAACATTCTCTACGTTCTTCCGCATTTTTATGGAAGTTATCTGAGCTGTATTCCCCATTCTCATCTTTCTTGAATGCACCGCTCACATATTCTGCCATGAACTGATTCATGAATTTAAGCTCTGCGTCAGAGAGCTTCTTTAAATAATCCATGTCTAAAACTTCTTGTCTAGTCTTTGCGTTTAGTCTTGGGTTCAATGCCGGATATTTGTCTAAATCTCTTTTCTTTTTCTTTTGTTTTTTTGTCTTTGACATAAGCTCCTAATATTTTATCTAAATCAATTGTACAAGTTTTTTTATCTATAAATAACGCACTAGATGTCTTTCTATTTAATTTTAACATATCATGTAGTAAACTCAAACTTACAGGACTTGCTGACCATCGTTTATAATGGTAATATAATATCTCTGTATATAGCTTATCTTTTCCGTCAACTAATCTATGGAGTTCTTGGTAATAGCCGATATCAAAGCTGTTATCATAATACTCTTGAGCAGCATCTTGTTGTTTGGCTATTTCAATCAATTCTTCGTCAGTAAGCTTTTTCATTAGAACTCTATAGCTAAACCTACACCGACTTGTTTAGACGTTGTGGCAAGCCCCACAACGCTTAAGCTACCTGCTAGTGGAACAGATAGCGTAGCTCCATAATGAATAGGGCTAGTAAAGTTAGAAGTGTCTTTGATGGCAAGCATCCCGAGTGTTATGCCTGATTTACTTTTTGTTTCTTTTGTGTTGCTGGTATTGGTCACAGTCTCTGTGGTAGTGTCTTCTGTCTCAGTTGTTTGAGTAGTAGAACTACCATCAGAGTTAACTGTTTCCGTAGTAACTTTCTTTTTTTTGGTCTGCTTCTTTTCAACTTCTACAATCTTAATTACTTCTTTAGTAATGACTTTGGGTTTAGGAGTTAGAACATACCTTCCTATCAACAAACCTGAGATAGCCACAATTATAGTTGTTTTGTTAAGCAGACCTTTCATTTAAAGCTCCAAATTTTTAACCGTATTTAAAAGCTTCCTAATTTCCCTAGCATCTTCTTCCTTCTCCACAACAGGAGCGGTAATTAGAGGACATCTAGATAGCTTAGCTCGAACTAGAAACGGTCCCATGGCAAAAGATTTTTCCACGGTTCCATTCAAGCTGTCGTCACATTTGAGAGTAACTTCCTCGTCAGCAAAACCATCTTTAATAGCGTTATTGCCAACTACCCAATACTCATCTCGAACAAGCTCAGCATAACTTTTCTTGCTATACTTCCCTTTAGTTCGAGAGATAACATGCTCATCCATTTTTTCAATTAGTTGGATTACGTGTCCTAGGCGAGAGCTAACCTGTTGAGGAATGTCGCCCTCAAAGCCACCAGAAGCCCTATGTGACATTACAGTGGCGTACTTTGTGACATATCGAACTTCACTACTTTGAAGAATGTGAAACCCCATACTAGCTGCAAAAATTGCTACAGCATGTACTGGTCGTCTCAAAGTATTCATATAGTTCATTAGTTCTAGACCAGCCATAACGCTTCCGCCCGGAGTATATAGAACCAAGATAATAGGATCTTCTTTTTTACCGACTTGAGATAGTCGGTTCAATTCGTGCATCACTTCTCCAATTGAACCTCGATCTACTGGACCAAATAGACTCACAGTATTTTCGCTAGTAAGAACAATTTCTTTAGCGAATGCTGTTGGAATTAGTAGCAAAAGTAACAGGACAAACTTCATGAATCCCTCCTAGAGATTGTTGGGTAGTTATAGGGATTCGTAAATAGTTCTTCTAAATACTCTTCCTCTAATTCTTGATAACAATTGGTAATAGTATCGATATAAGGATACATCATGCTGTTGGAACAATATGGGTATGGTATTGGCTTCATCTGTTCGACGTGATCTCTTTTCAAAGTACAATGCCCCCACTCGTGGTACATTAACACTTTCCGTCTCATAAAATCCATTCTATTCCAAGCTTGAATTGAAATCACCACAGTGTTAGTGGAAGGGAGGCAATATCCCAAAACCCCGAAAGGAACTGTACTTGAAAATATTGTAGTTAGTTTATAGAGTCTTAGGGGTGTTTTAAATCTTTTTGCATCAGATTGAAACATGTCAAAGTAAGTTTTAAATTCAGGACTATTATAAACAGGAGAGTTACTTAGTTTACTTTTAGCTAATACTAGGATAATGAGGCAAGCTAAGAATAGCATAACATACGAAACCTTACTAATAATGTCAGTTATAGATTTAATCACTATCCTTCCTTTGCTCATCCTTATAATATTGTATCATTATTTTTTCTTTACGCAAACTTTTTCGTTTAGTATTTTCTTCTTTGGTTTTATTATCGTGACAAGGTTTGCATAAAGCTTGATACCCTTCAACTCCGCAAAAGATTCTTTTAATAACTTCTGACCAGCTATCAAATCCCTCAATCGGAATAACTGGATTAATATGGTCGGCTTTAATTTCTTTCGGACCTACAATCGCAGGACATAATGCGCATTGGTATTTCCCCCTACCAACTCTAGCTCTATTTAAACATTCAGTCTTAGGAAACCAATAGCGGGATTGCTGACGTAGAGCAGCCATAAGAAAGCTCTTAAATCTAGGATCGTCAATGGACTCTATTGGACCGTTCTTCTTACTCTTCTTTGCCATTTTTAAAAACCTTTCTGTAATTACATTCAGTGCAGAGAAAAATAACCCCTACTGAAGGAACTTTGAGTTCTTTAACTTTATCGGATCTGCATTTGTCACATGGAGAAATCTTCTTAATATGCTCAAGAGAAGACCCCTTTTTAACTCCATCTATAATTTTCTCTACGGACATATTATCCGTATTGTCTCTAAGATACGTAGCGGTTTTGCTAAACGCTTCTTGCAATGTAGACAACTGAGCTTTAAGTCTTTCATTGTCACTTTTAAGTCGTCGATTCTTTGCTTTTAATTCTTTTATTGTAGCTTCTGTAGCTTCATTCTCTGCCTCTTCTTTTCTACGATTTCTTCCCATCTATATTCCTTTAGTCTGAGAATCTAAAAACAATTCCTTCGGGGCTTATCATGTTGCCATCTATAAATATATCATAAAAAAACTTAACATCCTGAGAGTCCGAAACCTGTATAACACTAGGAGTAAACTTCTTATCTATAGGTAGTGTATCATAAATTTCAGGAAACTTAAATCCTGTTAGTGTTTTTAATTTTGTTCTAGGGGAAATGTGGAACGCAAAAGCCGAGGAGATTTTTACAAAGTAACCATTGTGAGCAAGTACTGCGATATTCTTTACTGGACGATAAACCTTGTCTTCACAAAGAACCTCTGTCCCAATCTTGAGATCCTTAAGATAAGTAATGCCATCTTTAGTAATTACTCGTAGTTGCATATTTGATATTATACCACATGGAAATTTCAGATTGTAGTTGTATTGCCGTACCAGTATTGTACACTATTACATCATATTCTGAGTCGTCACCTAATTGATTTTCGCTGACATGTAATTCAGTCCCGCTTAATTTAGTAGCTTCTGAGGGAATCTCTCTTTTTACTAAAACTAATACAGCACCAAGATTCTTGAGATGGGCTCTTTCATTTTTAAATCTGGCATCCGTTACTACTATATTACCTTCAATCTTAGCAACTCGCCTATCAAAGTATTCTAACCAGATGGTATCTTTTATATTAGTTCTACAGATATCCGTACCAAGAACCTGTAAAACTTCCCTAATAGAGTTTAAAGACCTGCCAATAAAAGAAGCATAGATAGTTTTCTGAGCATCCTCATTTACTCTAAATCCATCTAGCTCTAGTTGGTCTACTAAATCTTCTAAGTGGGTTGAGGATATGATTAGAGGAGTGGGAAACGGAAGTTCTTTCTTAGAAGGATCATCCATCCAAGGTCTAGGAATGTGGAATACGACAGAGGCAATATCCTTGAGTTCGTCAGCTAAACTAACCCTAATAAACTTATGGCGTTTGATTAAACCTTCCGCTGCGGTATCCTTTCCTGCAAACTTTCTTCCTGAAAAAGCAACTATCATTCCTCTTCCCTTTCGTAAAATAATCCATTCTTAAGCTCCTCTTCCTCGGAGATATATCCATCCTGAGAAAGCATTGTCATGAAGATACTCAACATTATACACTCTAAATTTTTATGATTAGGAGTGTGATCCCAATGCTCTAAGTGAGACAATTCGTGAGCTAGATATTGTAGTAAATCTATAGTAGAGTACTCTTTTATCTTGTCAGATATCATATCATGGTAAGTGATATATAGAGTTATTCGGTAATTCTTTTGATCGTAATAAGTTATCAATCCATGAGAGTGTTGCCATCTCTCCTTGTTTCCAGTTTTGGAAGATATCTTTTTAAGCTTTTTTAGATTAGGGAGCAAATGCGAAACCGCATTAATATACTCCCTCATCCATTCTAACTTCTTTACGATAATCATATTTATTTTTTATAAGCTCGTAGTACTGAAGAAACCACAGAACTTTTAACGTATTCTGACAGTTGTAAAAATAACTCTTCTAGAGATAACACATCATACTTGTTATAAAGCTCCATAGATTTCCAAGCTTTCTGATTACCTTTAATACACTCATCCCATAAAGCAAATCCAGAAAACTCTCGATGGTCTTGTTTTTTGTATTTTTTATTTAGCTTCTTTGTCATGAACTCTAGTTTATTAGAAGTAAACCCGAACTTTCTAGAAGCCATTTTATAAGTATCTACGGTTTGAAATTCACTAGGGCATCCCAATCCATGCTCAATAAATCTAGCGTTTAGTTTAGGTAAGTCAAACCTATCGCTGTTTTGTCCTATGATTATATCGGCTTCATCCATGAGCTTCCACAAAGGCTTTAGTAGTTCTTTATCATTAAGTAGAGCCTTGCCTTTCTTCTTACGGTTATCCCGGTAGATAACCTCAGACTCGGAAGACCCTGCCCATTTGGCAGACCAAGACAGAATACTCCAGTCTTCGATGATCATATTAAGAGGGATGTTCTGGTTGAACGTACCCCAAATCCAAGCTTTAATTGGCTTGGTTTCGATATCGACATACAATACTTTTGGCACATCTTTTTCGATGTGTTTCGTATGCTTCTCAATCTTTCGACGCATGGAGTATTCAGTAACATTCTCATCGAATTGACGATTAAAAAGTCTCGTAATTGACTTTCTACTTCTGCCTTTTTTATAGTGGCTTACAATAAAAGTTATCTGCTGTTTCGTTAATTCTTTTTTCATAATACCTACTGTGTTAACCTTGTAGTTTTGTTCATAGACTCACGAGCACACATCATATACATTGAGATAGATAGCATTACAACTCTTTCTAAAGCTTCTCTTTGTTCGATATCTAAGTTGCTGACTTCTAGTTCCCCTTCTACTATATCTACTACACGTTCAATCCACTCATCTTCCAGAGTAATAGTAGCAATGGGATTCCCTTTTTGTTTCATGCGTTGTCCTTTAAGTAAATAGCCTTCTTATCCCCAGCAAACTTTGACAACCTAGTATCTCCAAATACTAAATTCTTAAAAGGTTTTTCTAATAGTATCTCTACTTCGGAGCAACTATCTCCAATAGCAACTCGACACCCTATTATAATATCATACTCATTACTAAATTCAAACAAAGGATCTTTAGCTTGGAATATCCAACTATCCCCATATCTACTAGCAGATTCGTAGGTTTGTGATTTTATATGAATATTGAATAGTCCCCATCTCATATCGGGGTCAAAGCTCTTTTTCTTTTTAGAATAGACACTCATATCTGGAGGAATTACGTTAAGCCTACCACGTTCGAGGTATATAAAAAATACTCCCCACTCAGCAAGCTTTCCTATAAAGATATCTTGTTTAATCTTGTCGTAATTAAACTGCTTTCTTTTTTTGTAACAGTCTAGATTAGTAGAGATTACTCTATCCGCAAAATGATCACACAGCTTTATAATGTCGGAATCTAAAAGATACTTGTTCATCGATTAAAGGTTCCGTTTTCATGACTGCTGGAAATGTTTTCCTCTTCATCAGTGAAAGTACGTTCGTGAGTTAGAGCACAAGAACAAAGCAATAGAAGCATTAGGTATTTCATTTTTATTCCTCCGTATTAGTAATAACAAGTTCTTCTTCTGGTCGAATTTGATAGCCGCATGCCAATAGGAACTCTTTGAAATCAGATAAAATATCTGGCAAAGAAACAGCAACCGATTCTATCACAACATTCGTTGTATCGAACTGATTACTTTTATCCCTTTCTTTTTTAAAAACAAACATTATTCATCCTCCGGAAT